AACCAATGTCCGAACCTAATCGATTAGAGAGGGAAGAGGTCAAAGGTCTCGACAAATGGGTTCCGCCCGACCAGTCCAATGATGCCATAATGGCGTCGTTGCGACACCAAGCGTCGACGCGAGTTCTCGTTGAAGCCCCGGCAGAACTTTCAGATTGTATGGAGTCAGTCAAATCGGAGTACCCCAAAACTTCCATGCCCGTGTGGTTTGGAGAGGATGGGTCGCTCCATGAGCAGAACACCATCGATCAGATCAACGCCTTCCTCACGTTTAACGTACCCAGCGAATCCAAACCCGGGGTTCCGTACGCCTCCATGTGCATAGACAACAAAGACTTCATCGAGAACAACCGCTCTATCATTGTCACAATGGTGGTGGAGCGGATGCATATGTTAATGGACTCCCCCCACGACATGGTCGCTGACCTGTCTGCGGAGGAGCTCGTTTTCCGTGGGTTTTCGGACCCAAAGAGACTTTTCATCAAGAATGAGCCTCACTCAACCTCCAAAGCACGAACGAATCGCTGGCGGCTCATCATGGCCGTCTCTCTCATAGACCAACTCTGTGAGCGTTTGTTTTGTGCCATCCAGAACAAAACGGAGATCAAGACGTGGACCACAAACCCGTCTGCCCCCGGCATCAGTCTGTCAAAGGACGACGTGCTGGATGATTTCCGGAAGCGGATCTTGTCTTATGCGAACGGTTCTCCGTTTGCTGAGGCAGATGTTTCTGGTTGGGACTGGTCAGTGCAACACTGGGAACTCATGGCCGAGGCGCGAATGCGCAACGACCTGGGGTCCTTTTGTGGTGCTGCCGCCAATGGCATGCGGAATCTGTTCTTTTGCATTTCCCGCAAGCTGCTGGCAATGCCGTCTGGTGAGCTTTACAGCACACCAGATGGCGTCCAGCCCTCCGGATCGTACAACACGAGTTCAACAAACTCGCGTCTCCGCGTTCTGACCACGAGGTTGGTGGGTGCCCGGTGGGCAGTCGCCATGGGAG